CGCACCTTCATCATCAACATTGGCCTCAGTCAAAGCAGCAGGAGTGAATTTGATATCGATACCGTTTTCGGCACCAATATTTGGGTTGCGGAAGTCAACCACATCACCTACGCTACCACCGGGCAGTGGTGCCACATCATCCTTTACGCCATCGGGGAACAACTGAATGTATGGAAGATCATCAAAGTCTTCAATCGTATCAGGGCCTTGTGCCTTGACAAACACATGAATTCTCGCTCCCCGTGGAATATCTGCCTGAACGTATGCTCTAAAGTCTCGTGCAGGTCGATCCAGAACAACCTTCTTACCGATGTACTTAGAAATGACCGTGCTGGATTCACCACTAGAATTTAGTTCTTCTGCCGGAGCCCCCACATTGGGTGTGTTGTTAGATTGCATTTCAACTCTGAGCAATGCAAGTCTTTCCGCGTCGAGAATAGGTGACACTCTCTTCTGCTCATCGGCTGATAGTCGAGCAAAAATCTTACCTTGATTTGATGCTCCACCAACAATTCCTTTCTCATCAAGAACAACATCACTGTTTACTGGAACAGTAACGTCAACCGTCGATGATGTATCGAAATCATTGTATCGCAACACAGATGAAATACTGATATCATTACCAGACGGGACAATTTGATTGTTCGCGGCAAACCTAGTGAGATTCATACCATCAATATTTTCGTCGGTTTCAGTTACAAAGTTGACCTCTCTAGCAGAGAGACTTTGTTCTGCACCAATAAAGTCGGCACGAATCAGATCAAACATCAATACTCTATCGGTATATGGTTCTCTAGCACCATTATTCGTCGGCAAGTATAGTCCATTTGCATATGGAACTTGCGAAACCGTATCATCAGTTGGATTGCCGAACTTATCAATCATTGTCTGACCAATCAATCCACTATGCAGAGCAAAGTCAGCATCGTTACAACGAACGGTCAGGGCATGTCTGCCTGGAGGAAGATAGACGGGACTGCTAAAGTTGAAAGATGTTCCACTTGCATCATCTGGATTATCATTCACTGTCAAATTGCTGTCAGTTACCGTTTTGGATACCTGAGAGAATCTATGAACAGTATTGATCGATGGTGCGTTTCCATTTTTAGGATCGCATGGTCTCAGATCAACGAAGACGGGAGTATCCGTATTGAATGGTGCAGTCTTTACAAAGAGTTGTACACCAGTCAAGAATACACCCAATGGGTATTGTCCCTTGTCAACCGTAAAGGTTTGAGCAAGAGGCAAAAGACCTTGATTTGGTTCAGTGACGTTTCCATCATCGTTGACATCAAAAAGATTGGCTTGTCTGACACTAAATCTAGTCTTGATAGGCGGTCTGACGGAGACAGAATTTACATCAGTTTCCTCTTGATCTAGAATACCCTGTGCGTAGAAAGTATCTTCTGCGATACTATTCGAGGCACTGTAACGACCTAGACTATCATCCAAGAACTGAATTCTCTTAGCACCCGCTTGGTATCTGCCTTTTTGTAGTGCGATACTTGTAGTGAAGGAACCAGTGGACCCGACCTCATAACCCGAAACATCACCGACTGACACGTTGTCCATAAATGCGTATGCAGTCGAACCGGGAATCATTCCCTCAACTGTACAGTTTATAGTAACTGCTCTCATGAAAGGAACAACACTTAGGTCAACGACTTTGTTACCTACGCTTCGAGTAATTCGATTGGAGAAAATTCTCTTCACGAACCCGGAACGGATTGAACCTCTGTATTGTCTGTTTCTGAAATCCTCTGGATCAGTCGAAACGGTATCAGACTTCTTCTTGTTTCCATACCAGAAAGCATTCCACTCGTTCCATCTAGAACCCCACCCCAAGAATCTACCAGCCTTGAAAGCACTAGCAGCAGATTCGAAGGCATTGTTTTCACCGACAGTATTGACAACCACGACTGGAGCGGTGGTGGTATCAAACCAGTAATCACTTTGTGGATTCAGTTTCACTGTACCAAGATAGTCGATTACTGCGTCTGGATTACTCTTCTCAGATGCGTTCGCCTTTCTGGACAGAACAATATCTGAGTTTGCATAGTTTAGTGTGTAGATACCGTCCGGGGACAATGTTACACCAGAGTTCAAAGATGATTGTGTAAGACCAAGGGCCTCCGCGATGAACGATGGTCTAATTTCTCTAGACTCAACATCGATAGACACATTGTGATCTCTGTTTAGAACATCAGAGTTGTTGTGACCAATACATTCGTCTACAAAAATTGCACTTCTCTCTGGAACACCGGAACCAGGCTCAGCACCCACGCGAGAGATTGCCTCATTTTCAAGTTCTGAGATGTAGTTGAATCGCTCATCATCCTCAACCGTATTATCAATGACACCAATGTCTGACATGGTGAATCGCTGATTATCGATATACCTTGCCCGAACATCGGAGGCATCATCAGTATACGCAGGGATATCAACTTGGTACAACTCCATCAACTCATCAGTCACATCAGGAGCAACTGGGTTGATTGATGGGACACCACTCAATAGTTTGAATGTCTTATCCGGTGACAGTGCGATACTGTCTACTCGCGGGAGGTAAACAGATGCGTCATATCTTGGGTAGTTACCAACAACATCAAATCTGCTGCCTGGGAGATTACCGACATTATCAAACCCGTGAGTCGAACCTTCATTTCTTCTATCAGCAGTAGGTTTCTCTACAGGTCTAAAGTCCACAGCATTTGCTAGTGAGAATTCAATGCCACTTTCTGGATCTGTGAATCTCGGAATTTGCTCGACTGAAAGAGTTGATGGATATGAGTCAACGGTGATTGGTTTATCCAATCCAGCGTGACTGAAGTATCGATAAGAAATTGAACCAAGTGCAAAGTCACTATTAGTCACCCTTGGGATAGTTTTTCCAGAGATGAGTCTAACCGATGAGTGATAGAAAGCGTCTGGTTTTTGACCATCAAGTAACTCAAACCTGTCTGTGACAACATCACCGTTTATGTCAGTAATCTCGATGATATCATAGACATGTGCGTGGTCTAGTTCGAACACAGGCTGGTTTGGTCTAGCACCCCTATTCGAAACATCCATTGCATTCGTGCCATTGTTCTTTGCTGAGTATTGGTCCCTGCCGAAAAGATCATTGTAGAGAGTTGCGGGATTGAGTAGAGTGGTTGCTTGTGTAGTTCCTACAATGGTTCGTTGATCAAAATTGCTCATGACAGTGCTGTTCAACGATAGCGTTCTAATATTGTGAGTATAGTCGTTTGGAATACTGTCTCTAAACACAGTGGCATTGAGGATACCATAAACTTCCCTATCATCCGAACCCTGAGTCCGAACACCAGCAGCAGTGCTATTGATATTGATCGTGAGTGAGCCAGTTGATTGGTTTATAGTAACAACATACTCAGATGGTTTGATGTATCTGTTACCACCGAATGCAGCAACACCAGACGCAGCATTACCAGCATTGTCGTTCCTAGGCAGGAACAATGTGTATGCGTTTGCTTGAGGGGGGATGAAGGAACAGGAGTCATCAGGCACAGTAACGGGATCTGAAGTTACACTTCCCTCTTGGAAACGAACACGCAAGAATACGGAATGTGCGGTTCTAGTTGAGAGACCCGTTGTTGATTGTGCGACAGTGTTGAATGGAGCGTTGGGGTCAGACGAAAGTGTTTGAACTCTAGCCTGTGCTTGATCTGCGGTGAGAAGAGGGAATACTTGGTTAGCATCACCGGCACCTCGACCGTCAGTGCCTGTGAATATGAGAAGACCAGTGTCGGTCTTTTTCGTTCTGAACATACAGGTGTTGTTCGGGTTATTTGTCCCACCAGAAATTTCCGCAAAATCACTGTCATCAAATGTTCGAATCAGATCAGTGTCACTATTGAAATTGAATCGTGTGCCCGACGATGAGGTTGGATCTATTCTAAACATTTTGACATTCGACAGTCCAGCCGAAGCAATAAGTTCATCAGGTGTGTCGAAGGAAGCCTGAACAGTTCGAAGGAAGGCAGTTCCGATGAGAGTGAAATTTGGTTGTGCCGCGGACGGATCATCTGCTTGGAAAAGACCAACGAGCAAATTTTCCATGACTGCGTGTGCGTCGAGGTTGTTGATATCACCAGAACCAAGGTGGTGATCCAAAGACAGATCAATCTGAACCATGTTTTCTGGGGATGCTGGAGTGGTCAAATTTCGCAAAGTACCGAGAGTTCTTGCCTTTACAAGAGAGAGGTAACTAGGCGTAATTGTTTCAAACTCATAACCCCTAATGTATGCCTTACCTGGCCCAACGATTGCACCAAACTTAGTCGTGTCGATGCTACCGAAAACATTTTCGTTTGTGCCGAAAGACAAAGCGAATGGTCGAACCGTATAGTGACCCGACTCATCGAATGTTCTTCTTGCCAGAGAGTCTTCCAAGTCAGCGTAGTTTGAGTACACACTTGACTTGGATGTTTCTCCGTTGATAACGCGAGCGACTTCGAAGTAGTCTTCTGTGTTGAAAGTAAGTCCGCTGGCAGATCCAGAGATACCATCGAACTCAATTTGCTTGGGCGACAAACTTAGTTTGTATCGATCCGCACCGGGAGCATTGTAGTTATTGAACCCATATGATGGATCGCGAAGAGTTTCATCTTGATCAGAACTAACGTATTCTCTACTGATGCTGAAACCAAGTGAGTTTGATGGCTTATCGAAGTCTCTATAACCACCCGTGAGACTATCAATGAGAGGAACGAATACATTAGATGAGGAACTTTGGATGAAGTTTCCGTCTGCGAAGTAAACACCCTGACCAACATTGACGAGCAACGCATCAGCACCAAGACCGATGGCAGTAGTTCCTGCCCCAGAACCTTGTCGATCCTGATCGATCTGGAATGTTAGACCATCGTTGAGTCCACCACCAGTGATGGTGATCACTTCGTCGTTCGTGAAAAGACCACCTGATTGATAATCAAAGAAGATGACAGGAGTAGTGTCTTTCGTGAGGGTAGATCCCGCAATAGCATGAGTGATAATTGCACTTGTTGCCACACCGGCACGACCAGCAAAATCGTTTTCTACTCTTTGTCCTGCTAGTCCAGATAGAACTGCATCCGTAAATCCTACCGTAGCACCATCGTCCTTGAGTCTCATGAATCGAGTGAGTTGCTCATTGATAGCAGCACCGCTAACGACTGACCCGTTTTCGAAGATATGATCACCAAACCGCTCCAACTGATTCTGTAGAATAGTCTGAGCCTGTGTTAGTTCTCTCGCTTGAACAGCAACACCCGGTCTGAACAGAACCCTAGCGAAGTTTTTATCTTCGCTAAAGTCATCGTAGTATGGTGCGATGTTATGAATTTCGGGTCTATGTGAACGCGCCATTCAACTCTCCTCAGAAGTCAATCTCTAGTTGATAATTCTCGTACTGCTCATCGTTTCTTGCGAGTGGGTCTATACTTCTTATGTATAGCACTTTGCCGGAGGGAATGTCAATTTCTGGTCCGGTGACTCCGGCAATTGTGAAATCAACATTACCACCACTGGTTTTCACCTGAAGTGTTTCTGTTGCAGTGAAACCATATTCGTTTGTTGTAATGCCATTTTGCTTGATGTCGTTGACATAGAATGTGGCAGTTTTACCACCAGAGAAACCAGATCCGCTAACCTCGGTTTCAACAAGAACCGCACCACCACCAGATGCACCAGTAACATTCACATCTTTAGCAAACAACCCAGCGGTGAGAACAGCACCATCGGCCCGAACTGCCTCGATCAAAGTGGTTGTTCGATATGACTTTTGCTGAACTCCATAATCAGAATCAAGTTTCTGTACAACCTTAGCAAAGGATCCATCAATCGCCCAACCAGAAGTTGATGCGGTAGACGTTCCTGTTAGTCCTCTGATGATAGTGCCTGATGGTAGTTTACCAGTCAGATTCTCAACCTGCAATGTTGCTTTCAGCCCTGATGGTTCAAGGGTGAACCTAGTTACTCTGCCTGCTGCGGGTGGATCATTCGCAAAAATGTATGTCCCAACAGGGAAATCGTTTGTCCGTAGTGTCGCTCTATCCGACACGTTTGCCTCGATGTCTAGTAGAGTCGAACTTGTTCCTTCCGCGCCCGCGATCCCGCCCGCGCCCGCGTGGCCAGTTCCGATTTCTGGATTCAAACAAAAACCATACAATCGAATATCATTGTCACCGGGGAAAGCATCTTCATCTCTCTCAACCCTAGCAACAATCAATACCTTGCTCGCAAGAAGTTCATATGGAATCGATGAGGAGTGACCACCAATTGGCCCAATGACAGCCCTTACGCTAGGTGCGGATGTAACAGATCCACCCAATGCGATGGATGCCTCACTGTAACCACTTCCAGTATCACTCATCACGATATCATCTAATGTCAGATTACTGTTCATTCGAGCAAACGCAACTGCACCAGAACCATCACCGGAAAAAGTAACTGATGGTGCGATTTCATAAACACTGGTATTGTCTGGAGAAATTGTCCATGCAGTCGATACGGTCGCTAGTCTCTGTGACCCGAAGTAATCGGTGATTGTTTTGATCTGTCCCACGCCCGTGCCCGCGACGATTCTAATAGCATAGTTGTTATACGCATCATCTGTCGAACTTGCGACTGCTGCTAGTCGAACCAAAGTATTTGATGGATATTCTCCTGTTGAAAGGGCCCGAGCATTCTGACCCTCCTCTGCCCTGATCGCGTTGACATATGCACTTCCAGCACTATCAATAATTACAGTTTCGATTGCACCATCCCGAGCAGCCTTTTGTGCATCATATTGTAGTTCACGTTCATCCCCATAGACATTAGACCTGTTTGGATAAATTGGAAGTTCTAATGCGGGAATATCTGTCTCTGTCTCATACTCTCTTGCTCCAGCAGGAACAGTAAACATATATTTCCAAACATAATCATTTCTGAGTCTGATTGGTTCGAATGAAACACCAGTAGGTTCATCGATTGAGTTATTACCCTGTCCGTTACTCAGACACTTGTATACGTTACCCTCAGTATTGGTGACATAGAAAGTCTTCGTTGATAGATCAACTTTATCATCATACTGATCATACTTGGTATTGTTTACCCATAGATTTTTTGTGATCATGAGGTATGCAGATACATTATCAACCAGACGCATCCCGACTGATTTTCTAAGCGAAAGTCTTGCTTGCAAGTCACTCGATGTGTCTAGGGTCGTTGTTTCATCTGAAGACAATGTTACACCAGAGGTGTAGACAAACAACCGATCATCGGAGTCAACCTTGAACTTGTCAACAAAGTTTTGGGCAAGATATGTCTTGAACTCGCTCCTCAGTGTAGATGTATCCGTGGTACTCATTTAGTTATCCTTAGTCACTGGTGTAGTTAGACTTGATGGTGGAAGTGTCAGCAAAAGGCATATTGTTCAAGAAATCCCAAATCGGAAGGAATCTCCACTCCGGTTTTGCATCGAGACTTATGCCCTCAAGCATATTTATATGCGGTCCCGACACCGAATATGGTTTCGCGATAACCGAAAGGGTTCCGCCCCCGGTAACACTAACAATAGGATATGGAGCAGTTTCTCCCGCACCGATCACAGATGAAAATCTACCGCTAATCATTTTGATATCAAGAAACGCATTTTCCATGCTACCCACGAAACCAAGATTCGAATCGGGCGTTTTCTCGGGTTTACGAGCAGTTCCTTTGGTGACTCCGAAGTTGGAGGTGTTGATGACTTTCGTTTGGTTAGCAATTGCGGCATCATCCATGTTCGAAAAGTCAAATGCCAATCTTCCGATTGCCTCTGGTCTCCCGGGCAATTCTTGAATAACAAGATCACCATCGAGCATATCAGTATCACCAGTGATGCTATCGATGAAGACTCTGCATACTGGTTGTCTGATTTTTTCCTTCTCTTGGAAGTCCATCGTCAAACCTTCAGCAAAATGTGTGTATGATGAATAAACTGTCCACATGGCATGACCATCATCACCATAGCGATCCTTACCAAACGAATTGGCGCATCTTCCGGCCGGATGGGGATATACGGCAAGTGCAAGTGAGTCACCCGTGGTTGCGGATGCTCCGGGGCCTCCAATAGTATTGGTGTTGTACCAAACAATCTGGTCTAGTAGTTGATGACCTGATTCAGTTATACCATAACCAACGGTGATACCATCTGGAGTGCCATCACTCACACCAAGTGGCAACTTCGCAGTCGGTCCACCAGCAGCAGTTGACGCCTGTGGAATATGTGCAGTGCGGCCGCCAACAACAAAGTCTCCTGCTAGGTCTCCCGTCACTCCATTGTATCCAAATGGGAATAGATCGACAAAGTGACCAGTTGGATCGACCCCACTTGTGGGTCCAGTCACATATCCACGATAGTCGGTAAACTCTTCAAACGTATATGGCAAATAGTGTCCAATCATTGGACTTTCAAATGCTTGCGTATGTCCGTATCTGGTAACTGTCCGCTTGACCGTCGATCCATAACGGAACTTATTCGCTGCCAGAGTCGCTCCTCGTGCAGAGGTGAACCCATCGCCTGACGCACCAAGAATTGTATCAGCAAAAACTTGATATCCAGAGGGGTGGGCAGTCTGCTTCAAAGATTCTCGATAGTCCTCAATACCCTTAGTTGTTCTTACTGAGTACGAGTACCTTTGGTAGTAGTGGTTGTCTTGAATCTTATCAGCACCACCCAACACATCCTTCGAAGATGTGTATCTACCAGACTTGAATCCAGCAACGGTTCCCTCGATCTCAAGTGTTGCACCCGTTCCACCGGGAGTAACATCAGAAGTAGATCCTGTGATGAAATCAAAATCTAGAGTATTGCCCTCAATATAGTTTGGGTATCTCTTACTGATCTTTACTGATGTGATGGCACCTTTTCTATCAACATTTGATACAATCGCTTCAGCGATGTTTGCATTGTTGGTAGTGTCCTTCACAATAATTTTGTCTAGAATGGAATAGCCCGTACCACCACTCGTGACTCCAATAGCACCAACCATCGGGAATGGAGTCTCTTTATATGAGGTTGAGCCTGATGTGTAGAACACAGGTTTATTGGGCGCGAATGTTCCTTGTACTGAATTCAGTTTGTATTCAGCAACGTCCATAAACTTATAGGTGAAAAATCTACCATCTCTGATGAACGCAGATGTAGAAACTTCTCCTGTAGGCAACCCATCCGAAGTTTGAAAGAGTGTTCTTCCCACTGCGTCTTGTGCCAGACTAATACCATGTGTTCGAGAGATAAAGATAATCATCGGGTCTTCCCAGAAAGCAGAAGACACTCCAAGAAGTCTCTCACCCGGTCTAATCAGCGTTACCGTCTCGTTGTACAGAAGACGGAAGAGTAGAAGAATTGCTTTCTCCCCGCCCTTTGATCTGTACAAATCCCCGATGTTTTTTATCGCTGCCTTTTCATTGACAGCAGTCGAAAACTCCGCAGGGAAACCATGTAGATACTCAGAAGAAAAGTTTGCAATGAATGTACTGGCAGTCGTATCGATATCTCTGTTCGATAGATGCTTTACCGTAGCATACCTTGGATTCCCCTCTTGCTCCATCCATTCGAAATATGCCTGCACGAAAGAGGCAAACGTAGCATGATCGGAGGTAACAAAGTCAGGTAAGAGTGACTTGAGTTGTGTCGATACTCTTTCATCAACAGTATCTACGATAGGAGGTAGAGACTCAATAATTTCCGTCACGGTTCCTAGACCGAGAAGTGGCGTAATGCCCCCATATTGTGTTGAACTACCTGCTACCATTTGCTATCCCTCAATATCCACTACCACTGGAGGATGAAGATGAAGATGAAGTGCTACTGCTACTAGATGAACTAGATGAAGAAACTGATGTTGTTGATGATGTTGAACTCGATGTTGGTGGAGGAGTGTACGATGTAGTTGAACTCACACGATCACTTGCCACACCAGAGAGTCGAGATCCTTCGGATAGTGCTGACACGGCAATCGATCCTGACGCATTAGAGTCAACAAAGATAATCGCGTCTTTTTCGGCGTATGCGTTACTTGAAATCGAGAGTGGTGCAGAGAAAACAATGTATTCCGAATTTCCACTGATTGACATGATTCTAAGGTTCGTAAGAGTCGCTACGCCCAGATGATAGTCAATCGTTCCTACGTTTTGCCTGATAGTCTCTACCTGACCGGCGCTGTTTCTATACTTCAACCGAAGAATACTAGAACCATTATCATCAATAAACGCATTTGTATACGTTGTACCATCACTTTCCTTCACAGTAAACTCATCTGAAGTAAGAACAGTCATGTGACCATCGTGCGGATGTTCAACTGGGTTATTGAACTTGATTTGATATGTTTGAGTGGCATCAATGAATGGGGTGATTCTCTTCTGCATACTGATCGATGTTACAGAACCTAGAATGGATTCGTCGGTGGCATCAATCGCTGCCGACAACTTAGAACGAATCATATCACCATTGAATACACCAACAGTTGAATCAACATGGTTTTTGATCGACGCCCTTACATTCGTGGTAAGAGTGTTTTGATCTGTCAACAAGATTTTTTCGTCATAGAAGACATTCGTGTTGAATGTTAGGTATGTGATATCGGGTGGGCTGATCACAGGAGACACACCAACGACGGACTTTCCTGAAACAAAGTCTGAGATCTCTCTCTTCTGTTGATCACTAAGATCCGTTCCGTTGGTATCAATTACAGAAATCATTACCCTGCCGTATTGGGGTGGATCGGCATCCTCTCCACCATAAACATAAGCAGATCGGATATCTCCAAACTGAGCGAGAATCAAGGACACATAGTCATCCGGGGTGACTGCTCTATTCTGGGAAGAATATACTCTTGGTGCATTGAATCTAATCGATGCAACGGATTCTGCGGTAGAGCCTCCAGATGAATTGAAGATTGTGGTTACAGTATTCGAACCACTCCCGTGTGAGAATGTGGACAGTGAATTACCGTCTGCACCATTACTTCTCAGATATGTGATTGTAACTAGACTACCGCTCGTTGGCTTGACTCCAATCACACCGTCACCAAAGATAATTTCATACTTACCATCTCTATTTTGCTCCAAGAAAAATGCCTTGGTGGTATTGGTGATGTCAGCAATGTTAGCAGGAGCAAGAGACCACAAGTCAGTTCTGCCTGTATTGTCAGTCGCAGATGTTTGTACGTTTACTGAGATGGTTGAAGTATCAATATCTAGATCTGGGATGACGAACTTCTGATTCAGGTTTGAGTTATCGACAATGAAAGAAGTTTGATTGAGCGAACCCTCAGTAATTTCTAGATTCGAGATATGAGCAGTCGCTCCAGCACCAACGGTGTTTGCATCAAGATTGATTGTGCCCGTTGACGTATTAGTGAACAGATAAGATCTACCCGCACTCGTTGAGTTGAATCTATTACCGATTGCAAATGTGCTAGAAAGTCCTGCTGTGCTTCCGAAAGTAATGTCAACAGTCGCCTTTGCACTTCTAGAGGATCGTGGAGTGTATCCTAAACTCTTGGCATGAGAAACCACCGAGTCGCGTTTGATTGCCGAATCCAAGAACATCTCATTGGCGACCATGTTGTTATAGAATCCCTGCTGATAACTATGGTACGAAAGTAGATCCAATAGAACAGACATACCTGAACCATCAAAGTCGTAGTCTTTGAATGTGTCTTGTTCTTTTAGATAATCCTTGAGTGACGCTCGGATGTTGTCAAAATCAAGTGAGTTGATTTGAATGTTCTTGCTATTTGGCATTACCTTAGCCTCTCTAGTGCAACTACAACTCTTGTTGGTTGCTCGTTATTTCTAATCTGAAAAACTACCGACACATCGAAAGCATTTCCATCTTGACTTGTTTTGACTGTTACATCAATCAAACTTGCTCTAGGTTCATTCTCAGCAATCACATCAACTATTTGCTGTTGAATTAGAGTCGCTGTGACGGGAGTCGCTGGTTCGAAAAGAAGATTTCTGATACCACCCGAAATATTTGGTCTAAAGAATCTCTCGTTTCTGTTAGTTAGAATCAAATTGCGAATAGATCTCTTGATTGCCTCTTCGTCAAAAAGTCGATCAACATCTTTGGTGTTGGGATTCATACCAAAGTCCATATCAAGATCTGAAAATCTTCCGACCTGTCTTGAACTTGGAGTCGTAGAACTGTGTCTATAATCCATTAGATCACCCCTCCGAAATCAACGCTTGTATGATTGATCGCTTTTCCTTCATCTCCATTATGATATTTTCATCGTTAGCATCATCCATGTGCTTCAAACTACACCACTCTAGACATAGGTAGCCTACTATGGTTCCCTTTGCCTGACAAAAAATGGGAAGATTGCAGGTCATCAAAACTCTCTGTGATTCTAAGAATGACTTCCAGAAAGAGTCTTCCATTTGACTGGTGATGATTGGCGTAGGATCATCATTTGATACATGTTCAATCAGGTGAGTAAAAGCACTAGCCATCAACTCTTTCTTTTTCTGTAATGTAGATTCAATTGCAAGAGCAAGAGACTCATGTGTCACCGAAAACTTTTTCATTGATGATCCGGTTTCGAATGTTCCTCCGTTGTGGAACATACAAATATGTGCCCGGCCCGCGCCCGTAAGAACTCTCAATTCTGTGAGTTGCTCGTGTACTTTACTGTGTGCTTCAATGGCCTGTTGCTTGAAAGGGGAACAGCCTCTCGACCTCTTTATACCAACGATTGACCTGATAACAAAAGCGACACCAATAGCAAACATACCGACCGCGAGACCGACATCCATCCATGAACCAAAAACATCTATATTGAAAAACTCGTTATCTGGCAATGCCTGCATGTGAATCCCTTCCCCAGTCTATGTATGGTTTTACAGATCAATCGTATCGTTGATAGTGTCGTTGACAACATTACTGACAGCACCCTGCACAGCGTCACCTGCCGCAGATGCAATTTCCTGACCCAACTCATTTAGACCCGGAACACCAATGTTGCCCATGAGTTTGGTGAGGAAACATGGATCCATATAAAAATCAAGAACAGAGATACCAAGTGCTTGTTTTGCTAGGTAATCAACTGCACCGATGTATGCGTTTAGATCACCATCTATGAGATTCTGAACACCAGAGACAACACCACCTATTTGACCAGCAATAGCACTAACATCACCACCGGGAAATTCTTCGAGGAAGCCAAGCACATCACCATCCATTAGATTCTGAACTGTTCCCATTGCGTCAGTGCCTGGACCAAGAACAGAATTGAAGATGGGAGAGAAATGATCTTCCAACGCTGCGCCTGGATCCTTGAGCATTTCTTTGCCTGAATTGTAAGCGGACGCAACACCGGCGAGACTTGCGATGCCACCAAATTCTCCAGACGAACCTCCAACTCCAAAACCGTCACCACCATCCTTGAACATGCTCACACCACTGAGTCTATCAGTGTGGACTTGCATTCCATTGATTCCGCCTTGTAAGTCAGAAAGTGCCTGTTGAATGGTGCTATTGTTTCCGTAACCCTCAATGAAATTGAAGATAGGTTCGCCGTCGGTCCCGGTCAATCCAGAGAAAATTGAAACAGAACCAGTAAACGATAATGGAGCGATAGTCTGACCGCCACCGCTGAGACCACTAGGAACAAACACCTCAAAGTTCAAAGCGTTTGAGATTGCATTCTGTGCATCTGAGATTGCACCCTGAACCGGATTTACAAACGCCGAACCATCTACAACCTGATTGACTAATGATCTAGCACTTTCGCTAAGTTTCATTACACCGACTTGACATCCGTCTGTTGGAAAAAGATCTCTTGTGAATTGTGGAATTGTTGGTGTTGACATGATGTACTCCTTATAGACCTACTGTTACCGTTGCTGAACCTGTCGTTTGTGGGTGTCCACAACTTCCGACACCTCCTATTTTCGAAACTCCAATACCACCAACCGTCACTGTCACAGATCCAGTAACGACAGTGGCAATGTGAACTGGTTCCGAATTGTGTGGCGTAATTGGTGAGCCAATGACTGCAACAGGCAGTGACTCTGCCGTCACCGTATTTACGATGCTGCAAATGATTGGCGCACCAACAAAATCTCCTACTCTACCTATACCTGCACTCATGATACACTCGCAAATTCAAAGTCTTCGTTTTGTAAAGCACCGAAGTTTCTGTTCTGGAAAAACTTGTAAAGAGCAGAACTTCTCTTGATACGATAGTCGAAGTTTGCGTAATCAAAAAAGTCTGCTGTTGTCACTGTGACTACATCAATCATGTCCTCGAAAGAGTCCAAGTTGCTAAAGTTGCCCGATGAGTTGGATCCCATTGCCGCCATCTGAATACCACCACCTCTATCATCCACAGCGTTTACTGCGATACCAAATGCACCGTTTCCAAATATAATGTTTGATTCCATGTGTGGTGTGAGTGCCAATCCAGCAGCACCGCCAGCGGTGGCATCAATACCATCTCCACCATTATTTACAATCGTGCAATCTGATATGTTGGTGGATGCTTTTGCACTTGTACTATTATACCGCACACCGTCACCGTGACAGTTTGTAATCACACAATTTCTGATGTCTGTGGTGTGTGTTGTTACTTCCAGACCAACACCATCACCCGAACCAGATCCAAGTCCACCACCAATAAATCTACAATCATAAATTCTAGAGTTTGCTCTTACGTCCACCACTCTATCAAATTGTTGTGTGGTTGCCTCGAAAACACAATTGTAAAACGAAGCCGAAGATATAATCATAATCTCTGCGGTGTCGTGATTTGGTGCCGCTTTGAAACTACATCCATACCACGCTTGTTGATCTGTATCGGTAGTCGCTTCCTCGACAATCGAACCCTGTGAATATGATGCGTTTGTGTTTTCAAATGACAAACACTTGTAGTATGTGAACTCTTCACCTTGAACCATACCTTGATTGAGGTTGGTGCTACAGACAAACTTTGGGTAGTCTGTTAGATCTAGTCTCAACCCACCCTCCAACCACTTAGGTCGAAGAATGTTGCCACTCGCGTCAGCACCTACCCACTGGTTTGGTTGCTCATCTGTGGGTGTTGATCCAGAAAAGATAAGTTGTGTGGTGACATTGTAAGTGCCTGTGAGAAATATGAATCTCTTGTTTGCTCGGTCAAGTCCCTCGATGTTCGTTGACCAATCACCACTGTTGATCGCCGGTAAAGCGTTTGCGATAGAACTCCCAGAGTTATCGCCTGCACCGGCAGGTGAAATGAATACGTCAGTTAGTGCCATATCAAGTTCCCTCGAAAGTCATGAACGCTTGGATCCCAGTGATACCACCGGAGATAGAGGTAATATCGAGATAGACAAAACTACTTCCGGTGATTGCGGAACTTGAGATCGTAGAGGAGGTAAATCCAAAGTCATTACCAGTCTGTCCCAACTCGATTGTTGCTAGGGTTCGGGCGCCCGTGGTCGCAGCACCGAAAGGATCTGTCCCTGCTTGGACAAACGATGCTGTTACGCCACCAGTAATTGAAGTCCTAACTCCGACCTCTTTGACCGTTGCGTTGAATGGAATGAACTTCAGTGCATCTAGTTTTTCATCCGCTGCGATCCCAGATGAGGACTGGATGGTAAAGTGAGCAACCTCTTTGCCTGATATTAGATGTGATCCATCAGCGAATGTCACACCCGCGTTAGTTGAAATACCAGACACATGAATTGTTTGTTGTGAGTCAATGCCGAGATAACCCACATTTGCAATGGTCTCCATTGTGAGTCCACCGCCTGTCGTGCCTCCAGAGATTTGAATGTTTCCAGTTGCACCCCCGATGGTTTGAACAGCAGTTACCAAGTTGGGGATGACATAAACATAAACCACATCATTCACAGAGGGTGATGTGTCCACTTCAATACCAGACGACGCAGTAATCGTAAGAACACTACTACTAAACCCTGCAAGTCCTGTCTCACCTGCATCAATTGCCGCAATCAACAACTCCGTACCATCTTCTTTTAGTATCTGAACAAATCCACCATTTGAGGCGAACAAGGTCATGATGGAAGATATATCGTTTCCGTTGGCATCCGTATCATGAATTGCCAGAATATCAACTGCGGATCCAGAGATATTGGATGCCATCTTGATACCACCAGCACTGGGCGACTCTGCGGCACCTGTATGAGTAACGGTATATTTGAGTCCTGCACGGAACGCTGTGGACTGGTGTGTTCCATCTGGGAAAGTAATTCCAGATGTTTGCATGGAGATACCACCACTTACAGCGACACTGCCTGCAAACTCTTGATTGGAACTAAAGAGGTTAGTTGCATTGATAGCAGCGATGTTTGTAACGGCACCAGTTGCTCCGTTGACACTCGCAACGCCTTCGACGGTCCCAGTATTCCCATTGAAGGAGGATACCGCCTCAACAGTTCCGGCGACACCATTCACAGTCGTTGAGGATATTGTGACTGCTCCGGTGCTTCCATTTACTGAATTGACGCCTTCGACTGTGCCTGTTGCTCCATTGAAAGTAGACACGACTTGAACATCACCACTCACGCCATTGACTGTGTTGACGCCGACCAGATCGACTAAAGTCACCGCACCAGTCGCCCCGTTTACTGAGTTGACGCCGACGATTGATCCAGTAGCACCATTGAATGTATTGACGCCTTCAATTGTGCCTGTTGCTCCATTGAACGTATTGACCACCTCAATGTTGAACATGGTAGCACCAGTAACATTCGAACCCGTGATTCCGTTGATGGTGAATGTGATATCACCTGTTCCCCCATTGAAAGTGTTTACAATGTTAGGGGAAGTAACACCTCCACTTAGTCCTGCCCTTTTGAATGGATTAGATATCGGTGGATACAAGTCAGCAGGAAATTTTACGCCTGCGGATGCTGAAGTCTTCCCCACCGCACGAATAACACCCTGTGTTGTCGGCCCGGTTACAGTGGTAAACACCATGTTGTTTTGACCCACGACATATTTCGTGGTTGGTTTGGCGTTCGGATCGACACCAGCAGGGAGTGGATTATTCTGAGTCAGATAGTCAATAATTTCTTCGCGGTTCTCGGTCACAAGAGACTTGAAAGAATCAGTGATGATACTCGTGTTTCCAACTAAAGATATACCACCAGAGGGATTCAGA